TCTCAGTGTTTCAAAATCGTAAGATTTGAAATCTGCCTGTTGGAAAGCAGTGTAAATTTTGCGCCAATCTTCGGCTACAAGCAATCGATTTTGTCTGTCAGTGGTGGCCATAGTTTAAACTATGGATATTTATTGATTATATTATATGCGTAGATTAAGAAAGGCGCAAAGCTGCGTTTTCGTCGAAACTAAAGGTAAGTTTTTCCGTTATATTGTATGGTATGTACGTAATAGTGGCCTGCACCGATATTCCATGCTCGGATTCACTCACTAGTATCTCCTGTGCGCTCAATCTAGGATCAGCGTTTAAATTTTGTGCAATGTCATCTGCAACTGCTTGTTTAGTTGCTTCTGTCAATGGTTCGAACAGCACATCGTAGATAATTGTGCCAAACTCGGGATTTTCAACTCGTTCTCCCTTTCTCACACTCAATCTGTTTATGAGATCTTGCTTTATAAGTTCAAAATCATACAATTTGAAATTGGTTCTGTCGGACCTCGAGCTGAAACCTCTAAATGTTTGCTGCCCATCCGCTATAAAAGCACTGTTGTCCTTTTCGCTCATATTTTAAAATCCAAATATCTTTCCTATGCTTCTGCCCACCGTGGCTATTGTGGAACCTATCTGATTACCTATCATGCCCACAACGCTCCTGACCTGAGTTACTGACGTGATGCTCGTGCCCATGACAGATTTATAAATGTCATTCACTACATTCACTTGCCCTGCAACATTATTTATTTTGCCCAGAGCACTGGTCACCGGAGCAAGCGCCCGGTTAGCAATTCCACCGATGGCATTGTTAGCTAATCCTTGTAGTCCCTGCAATCCTTGGGTGGTCAATCCTTGCAATCCTTGGCCAGCTAGATTTTGTAAATTGCCCAATCCACTTTGAACTCCACCGAGTATGTTTCCTGCAGTATTGAACACACCCTTGGCCTGAGAAAGATCATTCAACACCGATGACACAGTGCCTGACACTGCCTGTCCTAGGTTGCCTGCAGTGAACAGTACACCTCCCTGGTTGACAAATATTTGATCTTTCAACAAGTTCGCGGCGCCTCCCGTGACAGATGTGATTGTCTGCTGTATCGTGGAACTGACTCCCTCCGATAACACAGATATGTTGAACGGACCTTGCAAAGTCGCAGGGAATCTCTCTAGATAAGTTTTGGCATAATCTTCCGCGGCCCTTGATAGGGCTTTCACGTCAGTCACAGGAAGATCTAATTTTTTCATATGCACTGCCAAATCTGCTCCAAACTGTCCGATCCTGCAGGTTGCATTGTCACTGTCTCTGTTCATTTGTGCTAGGTGTCCCACCGTGCCAGGCACGTTGCAGTCTGTGTCATCTTCTGTGCCCGCAAAAGTCACGATATCATCCCAGTGTCCGGGATATGGTTCGTGTGTTGGAACTCTCTGTCCAGACATGGACACGTTGCCTGTAGGAGTCCACTTCAATGGCGCATTGAATGCTTTCTGCGTCACATCCACTTCTGGTTTGTCTTCTCTCAACGTTCCTGTACCGCTGAGATCCCAGAAACCCGTCCTCTCATACGTGGTTATCATGTTTGGATTAGTAAAGGTGCTGTTAAAATGCACCTGTTCACCAGTAAGGTGATGTTGTGTGGTCGCCATGTGCAGTTGCGACATTCCTGCAAACGATATTATCGATCCTCCTATTGCCTTGTTTGTGAACGATCCGCCTGATTGTATCTGTGTGTCTGTGTCGGAGTACGTTTGTATCATCCCTCCATCCAATACTAATTTCTGTATTGCACTCATCTTGATCTGACCCTTGGCGAACATGTTGATGTTGTTGTCGCTGTGCAGATCTATGTCGCCCACGGCTCGCAATGCTATGGTGTGTCCTGAATAGATGTCGATGGCTCCGTTGGAACTGAATTCCATCCACACATTGCCCGATGCGTTGCCTAGGTATATGCAACCCTTGGTGTCATGCATCAGCAGTTGATGTCCGCTGCTGGTTCTCAATCTTACTAATCTGTTGTTGCCTCTGGCGTCACCATCGTCCATTACAAATGTGTGGCCCGCATCTCTCACTACCTGTGTTTCTTTGGCAGTATCAGTTGGTCCTAATTTAAATTTCTTTTTGCTTTTCCTGTCTATTCTTCCCGGGGTGCTGATACCAAATACTGCGCTGGGACTTTCTCTCCTAGCAGAACTGGTTGTTGTGCCTCTGATGGTATCTTTTATTAATCCTTGTTTCTTTAATGTGTTAGCGAAAGGATGTATGGGTTTTTTTAATTTATCAAGTCCACCCACGTTGCTGGCCGCAGTCCACGTGGTTCTATTGACTTCCGAGGCTGGAACTTCTTTGGTACCATAATTAGTTTCCACTGTTTCACCAGAATCGTCAGACAATCCCTCTGCGCCTAGTGCAGTGTGAGGGCTGGCGGCGATTCCCGGTATCATATGGTTGGTGTAGGGCTCTTGCACGCAACCAAACCAAAATCCCTCCGACACCTTGCCTTCCACGAATGTAACCAATACCCTAGTGTCTATGTCCGGTGGTACCATCCACATTCCGTAGCTGTGCGGGCTGTCATCAAAATCATAGGGACTGGTCTTGGTCGTGGCGTCTGCACTCTTGGCGCCATAAAAAGGCATGAGATATTTCACGTCATACAGCATGTCAGACGGCACTTGATCAGTATTGGCCAAGCTAGGGATGACCACTTTCAATCCTCCCATGTAGGTTGGGTCAACATTGTCCTTGACAATGCCTATGTAAGGGCCCGGATCAAGCTCTGTGTATTGAGTATTACGAAACTGTTTATTGGGTGTTGATAGATCTGTCATAGATTAAGGACTATATCCCCCGTCATATATCCCCTCCAGGCTTTTTTTAATTTGTTTTGCATTTTCTTTTGCGTCTGACGCTTTTTTTCGGCGTTCTTGTTCTTGTATTGTGGTCACTGCCGTCATTTGTTTTCCTTGATTGTTGAATCTCACCAAATCTAACACCTGTGTGAATTTTCCGGAATCAAACACGCTCTCTACCTGCACTACTTTATATAGCCCACTGAAAACTATGTTTTCTAAATTTGCAAAATCCATCACCCCTTGTTTTTCATTTATGTCTGTGGGAAATCTAAAATCCAGTGTGACGAAAGGCTCTGCCTGGTCAAAATTAAAACAGCCCAGCTCATCGTCCCAAGGATTTCCGTTAAATGATGACGTGGTGCTTGTAAATTTATTTAAGGTTTTTTCTGCTGCTTCACCTATTTTTACGGCGCTGCCACCAGATTGGTAAGGCAGAGCGTGATCCTGCCCTATGAACGCAGGATCTCCCAGTATGGTCATCTGCACATTTACCATGTCTCCCATCGGGCTAGTGAGATATTCATAAAATTCATCCACCTGGGTGGTGCTGGCGCTTTTGCCGGAAGAGGCATCCGCGGACTTGGTGTAAGAAGGATATCTACGAAGTGGTAATAGGGGCTCGGGCTGGTCCTTGACCAATGAGCCATATCTTGTATAAAGGTCTTGGAAAGAAAGATCCTTTATGTCACCGGTTTTGCTGCCGTCGGCTCCGGTTCCATCCACTAGTGCTGCCTGGAAAAAACCAAATTTGTAATTGATCTTGAGATCCAGTATGTCGTCATTTTTGCCGGTGTATATGTAATTGTATCTCTTTTTCACAGTCTTGCCCCACAATGGCGAAGCGCTTAGGCCCGGCAACGTAAAGTTCATCACATGCACTGCATATGGTATCACTGTGAACGTAATTTTTTTTGGATACATTCCTGTTCTCTGATCTATTGTTTCGGTTTTTGTCTCCACGTTGGTCACTATCTTGAACCACGGCACGTAGGGCTCGGCACTGGGTGTGCCTGTCATTGCTTCCTGTGCTTTATATTTGGATTCCTGTTGTTCACCCGTTTCTACCCAATATTTTTTCACTACATCGGCCACGTTTCTAAAGCCATCCGCTTTTTGAACGCAATCAGAGATAACTTTGGCTATGCTTTCGTTGGGCCTCACACTGACTGGGAATTTCGTACCGGTCAGATTCGAAAGGTTGAAATTCCACGACTTGCTGTTTGATGTGGGTATTGAGTCCTGAATTTTTATCTCATACTCGTCTGGCAAATCTCTCACCTGCTTCTCTACCTCGATCGTCTGTTGCTTGTTCAACACGTCTGCCAATTTTTTCATTGCTTCGGGCAGAGTGCCAGACCTCTCGGTGTTGCCAAAAATATTGCCCGATCCCCTGATGTACAAATACCTATCTGTCATGGCAAATTCCGTCCACGGCACAGCCGTGATGGTGTAGATACATCCACCTGCGTTGATTTCCATCTCAGCATTGGTTATCTTTATTGGCAATTTCCTTGCAGTGATTGTCTTCAAGGGATTGCCTATGTTGTCATACCCCCTAAACTCCAGGGTTAGTAGATAGGGCGCATCTATATGATCCAAAAATTTATTATTGAACGCGGCGGCCTTTAGTTTTTCAAATAGAGTCACCCCATATGGCTCGTGCATGATCATTTCTATCTTAGTGAAATTCATCATCTTCCTCTGCTCATTGGGCCTGTGCACCGCGGTGATCAGAACTTTTTCAAAGTATATATCATGTGATCTCCTCAGCGTCTGATCGGCCTTTGATCTTGATTTGATGTAGGATTCTTTGGCCTTGAAGTCATCAAATATGGTGCCGTTGTCCTGATTATCTACTGTATCTTTTGGTCCTTGCTGTGTGCCTTCGCTGTTGAATGCTGAAAATTTTCCCTCTGGACCTATGCCAGAACTTTTAGCAATAATATCATGTGGCGCTTCTCTTTTTATTTTTTCGGGCTTTCTCAACTCGTCCTGAGACAAAGCAGACAATGTCCATACGTAGTTGTAGCTGGCATAACTGTGCAATCTATTTGTTTCGGCGGTGTCTTCCTTGCGAGGATTTAAATTTATTGTCTTTCCAGTGAAAGAGGCCTTGGCTGATCCTTGCAGGTCATTGTACAATGCATTTAAGTCTATTGTGGCCATTTTTTATATGCCGAGATCGTTTTTAAGATTGCTCAATTTAGGCAACTGGATGGTCCTTCCCGGAGCAAAGTCATAGATGGGATCTTCAATTGCGTCTGGATTTCTCTGAGCGAACACCCACCATAATCTCGGAGTACCATACAAGTCAAAGGCCAACAAGTCTGGTCTGTAGGCATATGTCCTCGTAATCGTGTATGTTACATCATCACGCTCTGCCGTTATTGTGCGAGGCAATAGGAAATCCAAACTGATTTTGTTTTGTGTGGTGTTAAAATACGGCGAGGTATTACTATATTTGGCCATTAAATGTATCCTATTCCGTTCTGATCAGTAAGATCACCGTTGATAAATTTTTTCATGCTGAAATTTTTTACTGACTCTCTTGAATAGATCGGCTGCAATTGTAATGTGACTTGGCTCATTGTTGGAGCCCATGAAGTATTTTTATCGGTCAACAATAGTTCTGGTCCTACAAATGATTGGCTCTTCTGTTGGCTGCCTTGCACCGTACAGATGTAATCAACATCCGCTCGCAAATCAATTGTGAAGTTTGTGACCAACACGGGCACTTTGTTAAAAACATATGTGCCGTACCCAGAAAGACTTAATATGGGAGGTGGATTGCCCTTGAGTCCGTCATCTTCTCCTCCAAAAAACATTTTGGTCACCGCTCTGAAAAAATGCAACATTGCAATCCAGTAGCGTGCATCTTCTTGATTTTGCACAGGAAATTCACCGACCACTGTGAAGCTTGGTACTTCGCTGTGCGAATAGGCATAGGCCGGATAATTGCTGTGTGTAAGATTGAGTGCATTGTAAGATGCTGAGTGGTTGATGATGATCGAGGGTGTGATCGGAAATGTAACTCCGCCTGTGCTCGCAAGAGGAGCCAGCACATTATTTCTAAGCACTCCGCCATCGTTGATATCTCTACCCGATTCGAAAAATATACTCTGCAGTTGACTGTCTGTAGGTAAAACCACTTTGACCCTAAAATCTTGTTTTCCACTGCGCACGGTCCATTGCGCTGACCCGCGCAATTTAGCACTGGCTTCTGCTCCCTTGTTTAAACCATTGCCAAACAGCCGACCTAATGTGCGATTAAAAATGTTTCCGCCCACGTTGCCAAGGACCTTGCCTATACTAGTTCCCGAGCTCTGTCCTTCAATATCAGGTTGTAAACTCATAAAAAATCCATTATAATAATAATTGTATTTATAGGCATCATTTTAGGCGCACTTTATAGCAAAAAACACCCAAACAAGTTCAAAAACTAAAGGATTTAAGAAATGAAAAGAGTAAATTATTTAAACAATCGTGACTTACTATCTGAGATACACAAGAGCAAGAATAGCTACTCTTCCTATGTGAACCCCGAGGACAGTCAATACGACATGATTGTCAGTGATATCAAAAAAATTAACGATGCAAACATAGCGAAGGCAAGGAAGATACATGCCAAAAGACTCACTGCTCATGCATGGGAGTTGGCTAAGAAAACAGGCAACAAGAGAATTAAGATGAGTGATTACGAAGTGTCGCCTAGGAAGATTAAAAAAACAGATTTGGTGTTTCGAGTGATGACCTTTGATCACATCACCACAGACAGCGTGAGGAAAAAGAATCCCAAGACAAGGGCCGACCATCACACCAAGGTAAATTTTCCGCCCTTCCAACATTATAGAATAAACGAAAAAGGTCAAATCGTATGCGTGGGCAAGAGTCATTGGGTGGGGGGCATGAGCAACGGACACTTCAGCAATGACCACGGCAGGATCACTCCCACGCTGGCAAACATGTTTCTCAAGCTGGGAGAGAGATACAGCCAGCGTAGCAATTGGCGGGGCTATACCTATGTGGATGAGATGCGTTCACAGGCATTGGTACAATTAAGCCAAATCGGCCTGCAGTTTGATGAGTCAAAATCTGAAAACCCCTTCGCCTACTACACCGCGGCCATCACAAACTCATTCACAAGGATACTCAACATCGAAAAGAAAAACCAAAACATCCGTGACGACATATTAGAAATGAATGAGATGATGCCTAGTTATACCAGGCAGGCCAAAAACGAAAGCGAAACAGTGGCAGCAAAGAAAAGGCAAAAGGAATTACATGGTGAGGTAAAGGTCTACAGCAAGACGGCGATTAAAGAATTAAATCGACAATACAAAGAAGCTGGCAAATTGTCACTTGAAGATGACGACAAAACCAAATAGTATATAATCATGGCATTTTTTAAAAAGGCTGCTTGTTTCACTGACATACATTTTGGATTGAAAGGCAACAGCCGAGTCCACAACGATGATGGGGAATCGTTCTGTCATTGGTTCATTGAGCAGGCCAAAGCACATGGTTGTGAAACTTGTATATTCCTGGGAGATTGGCATCATCACAGAAGTGCTACCAACGTCAGCACCATGAACTACACTGTCAGCAACATGGAAAGACTGGGTCGAGCATTTGAAAAAGTTTATGTGATCATGGGCAATCACGATCTATTCTACAGAGACAAGAGAGAAATCAACAGCATGGAATACTGCAGGAACATTCCCAACATTGAGATCGTGAATGAGTGGATGCTGACCGATGACGTGGCCATTGTGCCATGGATCGTGCATGACGAGTGGAGGAAGATACAGGATCTAAAACAGAGATATATTTTTGGACATTTTGAATTGCCTTATTTTAAAATGAATGCCATGGTGGACATGCCAGATGTGGGCACTATCAAAGCAGAACACTTCGTGAATCAAGAGTATGTGTTCACAGGACACTTCCACAAGAGACAGATCAGAAACAACATACACTACATCGGCAACGCATTTCCACACAACTATGCCGATGCTGGAGATGACGATCGTGGCATGATGGTGTTGGAATATGGTGGTGCGCCCAAATACATCAACTATCCCAACATGCCCAAGTATAGAAATGTAAAAATATCACAGTTATTATCTGACGCTGACAGCATACTGGCACCACGGATGTATGTGCGTGTGGGATTGGATATCAAAATTTCCTACGAAGAAGCCAACTTCATCAGAGAAACATTCATGGAAAAATATCAGTTGAGGGAACTGCAATTGATCCCAGAACAACTGGATCAGGCAGATCAGCCCATGGTCACTGTGGAAAAATTTGACTCTGTGGATCAGATTGTGATCAAACAGTTGGAAGCAGTGGACTCACAGACCTATGATAAAAAAGTATTAATGGCAATTTACAATAATTTAGATGTTAACAATTAGAGATCTCACAGTAAAAAACTTCATGAGCGTGGGCAATCATACCCAGGCAATAAACTTTGCTGACAAACATCTAGTGCTGGTCATTGGTGAGAACATGGATCTAGGTGGAGATGACGCTGGTGCTCGAAACGGCACAGGCAAGACCACTATCATAAATGCCATCAGCTATGTGTTCTTTGGAGAAGCGCTGACACAGATAAGGCGAGACAATCTAGTGAATAAAACCAACAGCAAAGACATGTTGGTCACTGTGAATTTTGAGAAGAACGGTGTAAGTTATAAAATTGAGCGAGGTAGAAAACCACAGGTATTGAAGTTCTTTATCAATGAGGTGGAACAGAATTCCGGAGCAGATGGCACTGAAGATAATAATGAAGCACAGGGAGAGAATAAAGAGACACAGGAAGAGATCAACA